CTGAGCTTGTTCTGCTATATCCACGAGCTTTTGCAAAGCCATCTGACCGGCGTAGCCTTCGTGCGTAACAGCTAGGTACTCTGTAATGGCTGGGTCACTCAAGCCCCCGTAGTAGGTCACCGCCAGCATCTCTTTGCCCGAGGCTTTACTGATGTGCTTGCGCCATGTCCAGCTTGTTACATCCAGATCAGTACCATCCAGCCCCATAATGTCGTCATCGTGCAGTTTGAGTTTTTTAAGTTCTGGGGCTGGAAATGCAGTCCCACAGGCTGGGCAAACTGCCGCTGATATGGCGCACAGCTCACCGCACTCATCACAAACCTTTACTGGTGCTTCGCCATTGCCATCGCCGCCTTTCTTTGGGGGCTGGACAGCAGTGATCGGGCCATGCGTAGCCACCACACCAGCGAAGTCCAGTACCAGACAATGATCGGTGTGGCTCTTGACGCGCATCCCTCGACCCGCCATCTGGACGTACAGACTGGCGCTCATCGTCGGGCGCAGCATGGCGATCAGGTCAATGTCTGGATAGTCAAAGCCGGTGGTCAGCACGTTGGCGTTGGTGAGCGAACGTAAGCGGCCAGCCTTAAAGTCGCCAATCATGCGCTCACGCTCTTTCTTTGGTGTCTCACCCGTCACGCACTCAGCCGCCACACCCTGCTGGCGCAAGACTTCTGCAACGTGCTGCGCGTGATTTACGCCAGCGCAAAAAAACAGCCATGCCTTGCGGTCACCAGCTAAAGCCACAACCTCGCCCACCACCTTCTGATTCTGATCGTCAGTATCAACAGCGGCCTGCAACTCAGACTCAATGAACTCGCCGCCCCGCTTATGCACACCAGTCACATCCAGCTTGGCCTTGGTGACCTTTGAGCGCAGCGTTGACAGATAGCCCTTAAACACCAACTCCTCAATGCTGATCGGCTCAATCAATGCGTCAAACAGCGCAGGCTTGTCGGTGATCAGTCCATGCCCAAGCCTGTAAGGTGTAGCGGTCAACCCAACTACCCGCAAAGCAGGATTGATTGCCTTGAGTTGCTCCAACAGCGTGCGGTAGCCGCCCTCGTCTTTGTGGTTGACCAAGTGGCACTCGTCAATGATCACCAGATCAATGTGGCCCAACTGATGCGCTTTGGTACGCACAGACTGGATGCCAGCAAAGGTAATCGGCTCACCCAAGTCCTTGCGCCCAATGCTTGCGCTGTAGATGCCCATCGGCGCACCCGGCCAGTGCTGGCGCATCTTCTCAGCGTTCTGCTCAATCAATTCCTTGACATGCGTGAGCATCAAAACTCGCGTCTCAGGCCAGTTCTGCAAGGCATCCTTGCACAGCGCAGCCACAATGTGACTCTTGCCAGAGCCGGTGGGCAGCACCAGACAAGGATTGCCCTTGCCGCCTTCTTCAAACCATGCGTAAAGTTGGTCTATCGTTCTTTGTTGGTAGTCTCTCAGCATGATTGCCCTACACCGTACCCAATCAAATAAAAAATCACTGCCACAACAACAGGATGTTTGAGACATCGACCTGTAAACCACCAGTCAATAAATTTGTTGATGTTCATCCCACAACCCGCGCATTAAAGTTTTTACGCATCTCAGCAATCACAGGATCACCGCTACCGCAAGCCTCGGCATTTGCCAGTAGTTCCGCACTACCCCACACGCCCTCTCGCGCTGGGTCACCGTTGGCTATATTTATACCGTTTACCTCGTATACAGCCGTAAATTCGTCAGGCCCGTCTTTGCGTTGCCAAGGCACTAAGTCTGGGTGCAGCACATGGCTTTCGCAACCCTTGTGCTGGGCATCCACTGGGATCACATCGTCCCACTTGGCGCAGTGCCAAGTCGAGTCAGGCATTGGCGTTGCATTCGCACAGGTGCGGCAGTTGACATGCTTGGTGGTCTTGCTCTCATGGCAGAACTTGTACGCATCGCAGAATTTGCACTGATACCAGCTTGGGTCAGTGCTGATTGGGGCTGGCATACGCTCAGACAATGCAATGTAATGCCCACGGCGTACTGCTTTTTCTGAGACTTCTTTGTCAAACTTCACGCGCTCCGTGTGGATGCGGTCATCGTCCTTGCAGATGGCGACATACAGCGCACGGTCAATTGCAGTGCCCTGCATATAGACCTGCATCTGCACAAAATGTTCGGGCTTTGATTTCTCCACGCCATTCTTTGCCAAATCATCAAAGGACTTCTTGGAATGCGTTTTGAACTCGGCAACGTGCTTGGCCTTTGGCGCTTCAGGCACACCCTTGTCAATGATGGCGTCCAAGCTGCCAGAAACATGACTGCCGAAGTCAACGCGATGCTGGCTTGACACCTTGCGTACATCCAGCCCGATAGCACGCAAGTCGCTGATGATGGTGGCTTCCTCGTTCTGTCCCCTGCGAAACAGGCGCAGAATTCTCCCCGGAAACTCAGGCTGCACCGCCCACCGGAACGATAACCACAGCCAGCGATCACAGACATGGCCTAGCGTACTAGCCCCAAGATGTGGCCTTGGTTTCTCACTACGACCTTCATGGTGCTTATCAACCAACGATTGGATGTTAATATCGCTATCGGGAATCTTCATTGTTCTCTCCTTGATTGATATTTGCCCCGACCTTCAACAGTCGGGGCTTTTTTTAAGGTGGGGGTACTCGCTGCACTGTGGATAGGGCCGGAACCTATCTATGGCGAAAGTTCACAGCATCCGCTTTCCCCCCGAAAATTACTTCTTAGCCCAAGGTGGCGCAGTCTTGCTACCCGCAGCGGCTGGAGCAGAAGCTGGTGCTGATGGAACGCTTGGCGCTACGCTGCCAGACATAGACTTGAAGCCCCGCACCTCGTTGCTTGCACCGTACTGAGGGTCTTGCTTGATGTCCAGCTTGATGGCAATCTCACCACCAATCAATTGGTCGGTATCTGTGACTTTAGCTAGTCCAATCGCACGCATGATCTCGCCCAGTTGCTGGCGTCCAATCTCCTCGGCCTTTGGGTTGGCGTTCTTGATGTTCAGATTGCCAAACACCACACGACCTTGGTGGCTCGGGCCAGTGATGTCGTAGCGCAGCTTGATGTACTGACCGTTGCCAGCCTTGGTCGCCTTCAGTTCAGCTTGCGAGATGGTGCATGTGTACCAGCCAGCAGGCAGTGGCTCAAAGTTGTTGGTGTTGCCAATAGGAAGTTCGTTAATGTCAAAAGTCTCGGTAAGAAAAGCCATAATTTATTCCTTGATAGTAATTTTGAAAGATGGGCGACCGGGTTTGGCCGTAATTGCACCAGCCAGATGACGGGTGATGGATTCGTCTGCTGCCTTCCAAAGAGTCATATTGATCTCTGGTTTCCAGCGGAATAACGTAGATAGATGTTCGTTCAGTCCTGATTCGGTAGCCAGCATTTGCAACTTCTCAGCATCAACCTTGCGGTCAATGCGGCCAGAGATTTTGACCACATAGCCATCTGGCTCTGCTGTTTCAGTGGACTCAAACGCTTCAGGCAAGCGCAGGGCTTTGACAATTTGGTCTTCGATCTTGCGGCGCTCAATTACTGCCCGTTCTTCAGAGGATTTGATCCGCACCCATTCGGCGCTTAGGGTTTGGATGTCAGTCATGCCTTGCCCCCAATCTTGTTAATGATTGCACCCAAATCTGGCGCTTCCCACGCTTCCAGCTTGCCTGAGCGATCCTTGGCCAGCCAGAGGCCATCGCTATCGCACATCAGTGCGCGTTGCGTTACGCCCTCGGCATCTCGCTCGACACGCAGTGCCAACACTTCATCAAAGAAGTAAGGCAAGCCTTGGGTGAGGCTCTTGCCTGGCATTCCCGGGTTGTAGAGCATCTTGCCCATCTCGTCTGTGCTTTTCTCCAACTTGGCGCTCATGTAAACATGCTTGCCCGGCAAGTCTCGGAACGCCCTGATCAACTCCTGCATGGTGCTATTCATTTCGCCGTAAGCTGCGCGACCATCTTTAGACTTCTTCATTTCATGGTGCAGCACCACCTCAGCCACCTCGCTGATTGAGTCCAGAGCCACAGATTGGAAGCCTTCAGCCTCTTTACTGTCTTTGCACCAAGCAAATGCCTCACGCAAATCGTCCATTGACGTAATCTCAATGTAAGGCAAATCAGCGTCTTGGATAGACAGCAGACCGCCCTCGGCAGACAATACGATCACATTGGGCAGTGTCTTGACCAGCGTAGTCTTGCCTGACCCTGCTGCCCCATACACCAACAACTTCACTCCATTGGCGGTTAGACCACCTGTTGACTTCAGATTGATAGCCATTTGGCTCTCCTTGATTTTCACCCACTTCAGGAAATCTGTTCTGGGTGTGCTTGAACTGTAGCACACAATCTGGGGTAACATACAACCATTGAAATAAATTAATTTAACAAAGGAAAAGCACCATGATGACCTTAGAGCAAATACGAGACGCACTTTCTGACCGAATGCCCAGCAAGGTAGCCGAGGCAACCGGCATTCACTACAACACCATCCGGCAGATGCGCGACAACCCAAATGCCAACCCTACGCACAAAGTGATGTTGGCCTTGTCTAACTATCTGGAAAGTCGGAAGGTAGCGCATGGCTGATCTGTCAAACATCCTCGGTGGCCCGTGGTCGCCATCCCCAGAAAAGTTAGTCGCTCCCCCTGAACACCAACTCATTGACGCCATGCGTTCTGCGGGGCTTGAGCCACCAGAGGAAATTAATTTCGATGGCAAGATTCACCGCTTTCGGTCTGGCACAAAGGGATCGCCAGGACACGGCGACAAACCGGGCTGGTACTTGGTCTTTGGCGATGGCATCCCCGCTGGGCGTTTTGGGTGCTGGCGTGCTGGTATGGAGCAAACTTGGCGTGCAGATATAGGCCGAAAACTAAGCCAAACCGAGGAAATGTCACACGCCAAGCGATTAGCTGAGGCCAAAGCCTTGCGGGACGCCGCCATCGAGCGCCAGCATCAGGTCGCCAGCGACACAGTCGAGAAAATCTGGACAGGCGCACAAGCGGCCAGTGCCGAACATCCTTACCTTCAGCGCAAGGGCATCAAGGTGCATGGCGCACGGATTACAGGAGATGGGCGGTTAGTTCTTCCCCTGTACGATGCAGACGGCACACTGTCCACCCTGCAATACATAGACCACGAAGGCGGCAAGTTGTACCACTCAGGCGGTCAAACTGGTGGTAAGTTTTGGCAGATAGGATCACTAGATGAACCCGGCACGATTTATGTTGCCGAAGGCTTTGCCACCGCAGCTACCATTTATGAGGCTACAAATCGCCCTGTGGTGGTCGCCTACAGCGCCAGCAACTTAGTGCCAGTGACCGGCTCATTGCGAGAAAAGCACGGCCCAACTCAGGAAATCGTGGTTGTGGCCGATAACGACGCCTCTGGCGTAGGCCAACGCTATGCCGAGCAAGCCAGTGCCAAATACGGCGCACGCATGGTTATGCCTCCGATTCTCGGTGATGCCAACGATTATGTCCAAGCTGGGCATGATCTGGCTAGCCTTTTAGCGCCATCAGTGACCGACTGGCTCGTCCCCGCCGACGAGTTTTCATCCCAACCCAGCCCCATCTCGTGGTTGGTTAAGCGTTGGGTTCAGGAGCAGGCTTTGGTCATGGTGCATGGCCCATCTGGTGGCGGCAAGACATTTGTGGTGCTGGACTGGTGCTTGAGAATTGCCAGCGCCACCCCCGATTGGTGCGGAAACAGGGTCAAAGCAGGCAATGTTGTCTACTTAGCAGGCGAAGGCCACCACGGACTAAAAAGCCGAATAGCCGCTTGGAAGCATCACCACAAAGCCGGAAAACTCAGCATGTGGCTCTCCAAACATGGCTGCGACCTCAACACCCCAGTCGGCTACCTCAAGGTGGTCGAACATGTCCGAATGCTCCCCGATCCGCCAAAGGTCATAGTAGTAGATACCCTGCACCGATTCTTGGCCGGTGACGAGAATAGTGCCCAAGATGCCAAG